TTAAATCTGCCTCTGCAGCTTTACCTGTCTTTGAGTTCTCCATCATATCAAATGATATTCTGGTCTTACCATGTGCATCTGCTGATGCTTGTGATATTGCTACCACGCAACACTCGTGACGTTTAGCTATCTCTCTTGCTCCTGTGTATACAGCTCTTAGCTTTTCATCTGTCCTACTAAAGTTACCAGACATATTAACTTTATCTAGCTGGTCAATGATAAGAATATCGGGCTTGTGATGCTTACAAAAACTATCGACATCATCAATAGTCCAATCAACAGTGTCCAAAAGTTTAACATTATCTTTTATCTCCTTCCATTTTTCTTTTGCTAAATCCATATTGTCTATGATCTCATCTCTAGTCATACCTGTGTGTGCATTTATAACTCTCATCTGTGTTCTCACTGCAGGCTCTTCGTTTATTAGCGCACAAACTTTTGCACCTTGTGATGCAAAACCCTGCAAGCCACCAACAAGATTGACCCAGAACGCAGTCTTACCAGACTCTGGTCTTGCAAATACAATGACTAAATTACCTGGGCCAACTCCTGGAACTTGTTCATGCAAACTTGGTAAATTAAATTCAAACTTAGTTTGTATATCAAGTGAGTCTATCAACTCTGGTATGTCCTCTGTGACTGCCTCATGTTCGTCCGTGTCTTCGTCTGTGTTATCTAGTAACTGTTTGATTTCATTAAATGATTTGTCTTGCCCATTGAATATATCTGTAGCTATAACTGCAACTTTATGTGCTAAGTTTCTTTTGTATACTGCCTCGATAATATCAGATGCAACTGCTTCGTTTGGCTCTGTCTCTTTTTTTATCTCTTGTACTAAAGTTTCAAAGTTTAATTTAGCGGCTCGTGTAAGTGCAGGATTATATTTCTCTGTATGTAAATCTATCAGCTCATCTATTGTAAGATCATCTTCATAATCTTTGTGTGCCTTTTCTATAGTTGTAAAAAAATTACCAAGTCCATTACTAAATGTAGTCTTTGTAACTTTGCTTTTGTTTTTTTCGTAAAAGTTTTTCTTAAGTAGTAGCTTTATTAACTGTCGTTCTTGCATAGTATCTCTCTTATATAATCTGGTTTAAAATATTTTAGATCATCTTCTAACATGACCACTCTTGTCTTAGACCTATACCCTAATTCTCTTGCTATGTCAAATGCTTTTGATGTTGCGTCTCTGTCTAACGCAACAATAATATTATCAAACTTATTTTGTAATAGAGATATGTATTCTGTTGGTAAACTTGTACCCATCAAGGCAACACCTGCATAGTCTTCTGATACTGCACAAGCTGATGCACAGTCCTCTACAACTACTGCAGTGTCGCCACTACCACATATGAAAGGATAACTTCTACTACCATACACATACCATTTTGGAAGTACAACAGAATTTAATGATCTGCCAACACCACCAATAATTTTATCCTTGTCATTGTGTATCATGAACACAACACGATCTCTTGCAGGATCATATCTAACATCTACCTTGCCTCTTGTGAATGCAGTCATACAGTTGTTGCGTTCTAAATATTTTATACACCTGTCACTTGAATGGGCAGATGTAAAATTTTTTGGTACAATAAAGTTTGTGTCTGTGTTTGTGTCTTTGTGATAAATATAATGCTCTATATCGTGCATAGTTTTCTCTGTGTGAAATGCACCCTTGGCATCACAAGATGCAGAAAAGCAATACCATAATACTTTTGAATCTTCTTTGCTGATTGAGAATGTATTGTTACGCATACAAAAAGGGCAGTCCATTCTTATAGACTGCCCTTCATCTAAACTTAAATCTTTAATAACTTCTATCTGGTCTGTGTAATTCATGCGGAACCTATAACATAGTTTTTATTTTCTGTCAAGTAAAAATGGGAGCAGGAACGACCAACCTGCTCCCTGATACGAACACTACCTCTCTAGCTAGCTTTGGGTTTTACCATTTGTTCATATCAATATCGTGTCATTGCAAGGTTTGATCATTGTAATCATTCTCAAGCTCTGTTATGAAATCATCAACGGCTTGTGCAACTGAATCTGGTAAGTCCGCAACAAGTTCATTATGCCACGTGCCATCTTCGTACTGCCAGTTAATACTCAATGCCCAACCAGTAGCTATCTTCTTTTTAACATCGCTCATTCTGCTATGTTCTCAGCTGGTGTCAGCTTTAGTTGATTGCCTTTGTATTGTAGCTCAACAGTATAAAGTTGCCCATTGAACTTAATCCAATCAAGAGTCTGTAGATTTATATTACGATACTGTTTTTTATTTGTATCAAATACAATCATAAACTCTTCTTTACTTGTTGTTCTATCTCCACCTCTCAGATGTTTCTTTACACCTAGCATGCAGTTCATGACTCTATCGGAGCCATCTTTCTTTGTAAACTTAGCTGAAAATATTTTAGATCCTACAAGTTTATGTAGTTCATCTGAAAAGGTTTGTCGTTTTAGTCTTTGCATTTAGTCCTCCTTTGTTGTTGTTAATAAACCATAGAGAGCCAGCATCGGATTGCCTTGCGTGCTTATTCCTTAACTCGAGTCTAGGCAACTGTGACTCTCTATGTATCTGTATGCCTACAGAATATCTAAATATCTTAGCGAGAGAGTAAAGCAGATCTTGGTTTATTGTGCACTCCCATACTCTCTCTATCGGTAGTTGTACTTGTACTCGTCAGCACCTACCGAATATCTTATACTAACACAATCATACACTTATGTCAATGTGTTTTAAATATAACTGATTGCTTCTTCATGGACCAACACAGACCGCAGTCGGCACAGCTCTTGGCTTTGCCTGTCTGTTCTGGACACACTATGCCTTTCTCTGCTATCTCTTCTGAGTTAGCTGATAGTATATCTCTGGTGTAATCTGAAAATCGTACTGAGAATCTATCCCATTGTGCTGTGCGTATTCTCTTGATTTCATCTCCTATATCTGTGCCTGGGTGCCAATGTGTATATCCCCAGATGGCAAGGCCTGGGAACTTAGCAAGACATCTCTCCCAGAACTGCACATAATCTACTGAATAGAAATCTCCAAGCACATGAAGTCGTACAAGAAACTTCTCATGCTTCTTCTGTATCTCTGTGAGATCTGCATATAGTTTGTGTGCCAGTCCCTTGCCATGTGATATCCTGTGTGCGAATGGCATGTTGTTGCCATAGCAATCATCCCAATGCCCACAAGTACGAGGGCATGTGGCTCTCTCTTCTAGTGTTAGTGTGAATATAGGTCTATCCTTGTGCATACCCTTGCTCACCTTCTTACCTAACTTCTTATTGATAACAGGTTTAAGAGCTTTGTAAGGATAGAACTCCACCACCTTGATCGTTTTGGTGTAGATGGTGTGACCGTTTTTAATCTTATCTAAAGATACTTGTGAGTAATTTTTTTTCATATGACTATAATATTAGATTCTGTTGGCTGTGTCAACCACCAAGCAGGTGCAGGCACACCCTTGCCCCAAGCTGCGAAGTATCTTTTCTCTCCCATGTAATAGTTTCTGTATGCTTGAACATAATTATCACACTTATATTCGTCTGGCATACATTGTGGAGGATCTTGAAATCCATCATCTGGAAATAATTCTGAGTCATGTAGTGTATCTAACAAGTCACAAGCTATATACTTTACTATGCGATTTGATTTGTGAGTCTTACCAAATCTTTTTGTGTACTGTTTTGATATAGCTTCTGCATGATCAAATGCCCATTCAAAGTGTGGTCTTGAATCCCCAACCCATTCAGTCATGGGGTGATTAGGATATGCTGGCTTATATAATATAGGTTTCTCTCCAAAGTTTCTTTGGTATGCAGTAGATAACATTTGGCATGTCTCAAGCAACATCTTGGGTACATGTTTATCACATAACATCTCTGCTGATTTTTCTGGACTCTCATCTAAAAAAAATATATTCATTTATTTTCCTTTTTGTTATTGACATAAGTTAAAAAACGTGCTATATGAACCTGTGGTTCCGCGGGGGGTCTATATACTATACTTCTCAAATGCTTCCTTCCATTCGTTCTTTGGTCTGCCACGAGGCTTACCTCGATTAGGTCTGAATGTAGGCTTACAAGCATCATTACAATATTGTTTAGTAGTCTGCCACTTGTTTATCTCAAACACAATGCCACAAGTTTTGCATTCTCTTTCCATAAGTTTCTCCTTTTTGTTTATAAGATACCACAAACATACCCTATCATTTGAACTCCGTCAAGGTATGTGTATGGTATATCGTATGTTATGCGTTCTATTTCTTCTAAGTATTTGTATTGGTCGTCACAAGTCACACCTTCTGGAAGAAGGAATGTGACATTCTCTGTGACTAACCATATGATCATAACAACTTCTGTCATTGACCAGCAGTAATTACTTTAGCCGTTGGGTATATCTTATCGAATACTTTACGGGCTTCTTCTCTAGTGTACTCTTTCTCTCGGTACATTCGTTTCTCACGACAGTTCCAACGATACCACTTGTCGAAGTTCCACTCATAACTCATGTCATAGTGAAACTCAAATACTAAATCTTGACTCATAGTACGCCCTCCAATCTTTTACTCATAGCATCATAGTCTGGTAAGTCATTCTTAACCTGTCTTTGCTTTCTAGGTTTCTTGGCAGGTATGATAGGCTCGGCTCTGTTGGCTTCTATGATAGGAAGTATCTGTCTTATTATATCTGGTCTTTGTAGAAAATGCATCATACAATCTTGAGAATGAAACTGCCAAGGCACAGGCTCACCTACTGGTTCACTATATGGTACATAGTAATACACAGGAGCGTCATACCCATATGTTTGCTGTATTGTAAGATCTTGATTAC